AAAATTCCTAAACTGTCCATTAATTCCTCGCTGACTTGTGGATATAAATATAACCTTTGTGGTTTAAAAAGTCAAGTTGAATATCAAATATTTTATAAGTGGTGAATGTTAAAGGGTAAAAAAATTAGCGCTTGAAAAGCCATTTATTTTTTCTATTTTTCTTTGAATTTGACACTTCTGAAGTCTCAGAAGTTTCTACTTGGCGATTAGTTTCCATAGGCTGCACGAAGGCGCTGGCAAGCAAAATATACAACAATAATCCTAAGCCGTATAAAAACTTTCGCACCACCGCCTCCTGTGTTATACAGTAACTATAATTTAACCTAACTAAAAAGCAATGTCAAGATAAAATTATTTAAATAATTTGCTTTTTGATGTGATAAACATTTTAGGCAAAAAAGATTTTTTAAGGTTCGTTAGTCTATCAAATCTTGCTCGCTGGCGATCATCGATAAGCTGAACGGTTGGTTTTTTGATTTCGCCATCAATAACTTGATCTCCAAAATCGTAAAATTTAGACTTTGATGGTGGCGCAGCAAGCGCTGAAGCTGAAAGAAAAATAAATGCTGTAAATGTGATCAAAGGTGACTTCATTTGTTCCTCCTAGTGTCTAACCTTGATATTATAATATTATAGTTTTTTTAGTACGTCAAGCTATTTCTCTAGACGGGTCTTCAACTTTTTTGGCTAAAAGGTCAAAAAAGCTTTGAACTTGGTCCAGCTTGTCTGGGTCAAGAACTTGAAGTATTTCTAAAACGTAGGGATCTCCGAACATAGTAGGGTCTTTGGCGTCAATCATTTTCTTAAGAAATGACTTATTAATTTTTCCGGTGGCATCTAACTCATCTGGGAAATTTTCAGCTACAAGGTCTTTTAAACGAAGCATCTTTGCGTAAAATTCATGATCTTGAGTTAAATAATCATACCTTTGCTTCGATAAGCCTGATTTTTCTTGACCTACAAATATGTCTCTTTTCTTTGCTGCTTGAGTCTGAAGTTTTGATATGGGAAGAACCCCTCCCTTTCTTACAGACATCTTATAATCTATTGCGTGATAGACTTCTTCTCTCAATGAGGCATCTAGCGCGTCTACATCTAACTTGCCACCCTTAAGATATTCATAAGGGTTTATTAATATTTTGTTTGACTCTTCATCATACGCTGCAGTTATTGTTCCACCACTTTGCGTATGTCCGGGCATAAAGCTGCGATACATTCTAGCTGTTTGATCACCTTCGTTAATCATTTCAACTTTTACTTTCTCAATTGTTTCTAAAACTTTTGGTCTGACTCTAGGTGTAAAGAAATTATCTAGAATGTCTTGCTTTGATGCGTCCTTAAACCTTGGCATATCCTGCATAAATCTAACAAAAGACTCTCTTCGTTGATCACTTAGATAGTCTAATGCTATTTTACCCTTTACTTCTTTCTCTGAGTTTGATAATTGCTTTTTTAAGCTATCATTAAATTTTTTGTCTTTTGACCTTGGATAAGCCCTTGCAAAAGCAGTTAAAAAGTTTTGCTTGGTTACGTCTGCTTGCATTTGAGCTGCGACGGGCTTTTCTACCGCTTTAGCAGCAGTGGGTGAAAGAGAACCCGCGGCGATTGCTAGTGCAGTCGCATACGGTACGCCTTTTCTTAGTAATCGCTGAATAAAATTTTCTTCTGTTATTAGACCTTCAGATAACAAAAAAAGATCGTCTTCGCATCTTTCTATGATAACATTGACGATCTCCTCTTGTATTAAATTTTTAACTATTGGATTCATTAATATCATTAACAATAAATAGTATTTAAAATCACTTTCTGAACAATTGGTTTACATGTTTGACCCAAGCCCAGAATTTTCTTTTCTCCAGATAATCTGGATCTAAGTCGTTTGCGTATGCTTCCACCTCAAATGGGTTTCCGTAATACGCTGCTTTCCAGCTTCCCTTCGTAAAACGACCAATAACATAAAATAACCCGTACAATATCCACTGAAGGACAAACAACATCTCTAGTTGCTGAAAGAAGTGGATTGTCTCGTGAGTTGTAGTTTTCTCGCTTAACTCTCCACGGCAAACAACAAATGGTCCAAAAGAGAAAGCCCATACATCAATGGGAGACACCTTTGACAACCAAGAAGGTAGTTTGCTATTTTCAATAAAAATTGGTTTTAAGTTCTTCATTTATTAAGTTCCTTTTTATCCCTTTGGATTCTAGCGAAACTTTCGAACATACCGCTCCAATTGATCTCATTGATCCCATCCTCTAACATCATTTTATGTGTTTGAGTTTTATTGAAGGTGTGTTCAAAATTGTCAAGAATCCATTCGATGCTCTGTTTAGTCTGCGCCGAAAGGCTTGGGCTGTACAGTTGCATCAGGTTATAATTAGACTGAATAAGTGATTTATTCTCTTTTATGGAAATGAACGCTTTCGCATTACTTTCTTGATTTTCGCAGAACTCTATCAAATCATTGATATAAACGTCTTCTTCTCTTTCAAAGAAAGGAAAGCGTTTTGCAACCGTTTTCAGTCCAATACCAGGAACTCCATCCAGATTATCAGATTTGTCTCCAACGATAGCACGAGCAAGAGCAAAGTTGTTTGGATGTATGCCGTGCTCTTCTAAGATATCATTTTGAGTTAAAAGCTTCTTTTGAACTGGACGATAGAGAATCGTTTTTTGATCAAGTAGCTGATAAAAATCTTTATCGCTTGATACAATCACCTTTTGCTCGTTACGTAAACAACTATAACGACACAAGTAAGAGATAATATCATCTGCTTCGACTTCATCTGCAATCAACTGCATAACTGGAAAGTTGTTTAGATACTCACAGATTCTTTCTTGCTGCCAGATTTTATTTTCTTTTTCTTGGTCCTCTGTCAAAACTTTAAAGTTGCGGTTGAGACGAATAGGCGCTCTACCCTCTTTGTAATTTTTATTTTGCTGTTTCCGCTTGCGGCTTCCGCCGCGCCCGTCCCAACAAACAACTACCTGTGTTGGTTTCATTTCCCGACAAAGCTTTTGAAGGGATTTAAGAAAGCCAGTTGTCCCGCCAATGGGTTGACCCTCTTTGGAAAGCTGCGGAACTACAATATAACTTCGCAGGAACATATTTAGTCCATCGATAATAATAACTCTTTCACTCACAGTTTCATCTCCTTAAATCCTTTGTTTGTTGAGTAAACAACTTTCTTTACTCCAACCCATTTCATTGCCGCTTGACACATTTCACAAGGCTTACTCATTCTAAGTTTGCCTTTCGCACTCACTCTCACAACGTAAACTGTGGCTCCTTCTGTGTTCTTACGTTCTACGTTTAGTATAGAGCCAAGCTCGGCGTGAATAGTTGCCCATTGCTTTTTCTTTGGATAGAAACGAGAAGCAAATGAATTAAACTTTGATTTGTTGGACGATGTGTTTATTATGCGGGAGCCTTTGACAAGGACAGCACCATGTCGATGATGGTGGTCAGATTGATAACTAATCCGAGTCGCCAAATCGACATAGTTCTGTTCTTTCTTAGAAAGGGTCTTGCTTATCGGGTCATATTCCATAGGAATATATTACATTAGGCGGGTTTAAAAGTCAAGCAGTTTCCTCGTAAAACTCAGTGGCATCACCAGTTCGTTTATCGAATTTGAGAACCACTTCCTCATCCATTATTTCGAGTACTCGTGCTTTAAATTTGTCATCCTGAAGCTTGTCAATCCAACGCGCTGATTGGAACTTTTCACTGGTTCCATCTTCAAACTTAAGTTCATACCAAGCACCAGAACGCTCTAGGTGCTCGGAGCCTTGGATGGCATCGAACCAACTTTCTTCATCTGCAACGCCTACTTGATCGCCCCAAAGAATTTGAAATTTACATTGGCGTCCTTGTGATCCAAAGCGAGACTTCTCTAACTTAACCTTGACAGTGTTGCCAATACGATAACCTTTATCATCAGTTACAAAAGAAGCTTTTGCTTTTGGTCTAGTCAACCATACTCGCAATGAATAAGAATAAATCATTGCCTTACCACCGGGTGTCACATAAGGTGTAGTAAGCGTTTCCGAAGGTGAACGAGTGATATTTGTCTTGAGCTGATTTAACACCAGAAAAGTCGATTGACTGTTTGCAATGGGAACAGTTAATTTAGACATGCCCTTTGCTAAGATCCGTGCTTTTACAGCCATACTAGACTGTGGATTAAAATCGCCCTCTACATCAGAGATAGAAGGTGTAAGAGCCAAACTATCCCAGATAAAAAGAAACTGGCTGTCCGTAGAAGAAAGTAATTCTTCCATTGTTTCCAAAACAAATTCTACTGAGGTTGCCTGGACATAAAGAATCTTTGATGGGTCACATCCTGCTTTCTCTAAGAAATTGAAGTCTAATGAAGACTCAGAATCAAAGTAAACAACATCAATACCCATGTCTTGAGCGTTACCTGCTATTTGTGCAGCCATGTAAGACTTACCACTAGCCTCCAGCCCAGCTATCTCAGTAACCTTACCGACTGGAATACCAGCTAGCTTGCCACGACAAATAATACTATCAAGCCACCTAGAACCAGTTGGAATCCATTGTTTTACCGTCGTTGGGTTATTTGGATCTGCTAGATCCACAGAGACTTCTTGTCCTGCTTTCTTATTTATCAGTTTTCTCATCTGGTCCATCGATAGACGACCAGCCGCTTTCTTTTTAGCCAATCTCATTTTCCTCCTCCACGTTTTCGCTTCTATCTGGTCTAAAAGCGTATATTGGTCCTCGATAGCCACGTTTATCAATCCTCATGGAAATGTTACCTCCATGATCTCTAACTTCTAAGATATAATCTTTAGAGCGTTGAATAAGATTGGATACATCACTATTATCAGACCAAAACCAAGCGAAGCCCTCTCTTATGTCTTGCTTTGAGGCATGAACTGAAGATTCGCTATCTGGTCCCCCACCAAGACCTTTATATCTTGCTGCTAGGTCTTGAAGAGCTTGCTCAAAACCTTCTTCTCCTTTTTTCCATTTTTTCACGGTTATCTCCTAAAAAATATAAGTTGACTGCTTTTCTTTTTTTTCTGTGTTCTTGTTAATCAATCCAAACCTGTCTTCCATATTTTCATAGTCATCATACAGATCATTAGGTGTTGCTTTGATTTCCATCTTTATGGTTTTGTATTTTGTTTTCTCACCCATTATATCGTATTTGAAATGGTTCAAGAAGCCGCCGTAAACCCTTACACGACCGCATTTACATTCTCTTAAATCTTCTGATGTTCTTGAATAAACAGTTGTATTACACTCTTCGCAATGAATCGCTCTTACTAGCAATTTTTCCCTTCCTTTCGTAGTAAAATAAAAAAGGGGGGGACAAGCCCCCCCAAAGAGTTAGCTACCAAGTAGCTCAGAGAATGCCTTATCGACATCCGAAACCGTGCCAGCAGGAGTTGTGGCTGGCTGGTTAGAAACCGCCTCGTCAACAGTGTTGAGAAAACGATCAAGAATATCCGCTACTTGTGTAGTGGATCGACGAGCATCTGAAAAGACCTCATCAAAATCAGGAACAGACTCCATAAGAGTACGAGCCCGTGTCTCATCTTCATGAAGAAGAGAAGACTTGCGCCGAGGAGTAATCTTAGTCTCAGGATAAGATGCCCCTGCTGGCTTTGAATAGCCAATCACCAAATCAGTGCCCTCTGTTGGGTCGGTAATATCGCCATACTCTGGGTTCAGAACAAGACCAAGTAGAGTTTCGTAAGCACGCTTACCAAATCCCCAAACCTTTACGCCCTCATCCTCTTGCCCACGGACAAGAACTGGAGCAAAGAAACGCTGCTTTGCGCCCAACTTACGTGCAACACGCTTTGACTCTTCAGAGCCCTCGCGCCAAAGAGCACGCACATAATCATCAAGTGGGCAGTCCTCTCCAAAGTTACGCTTTGGCGAAAGGAATCCAGGCTCACCTGCTACGTCATAATGAAACCAGTAATCTCGGAAGGGGTCGCCATCCGATGGAGCTACTAGACGAATAGTCTGCTCGCCCTCCTGTGGTTTCCAAAAGTTGTTCTTTTTGTTATTTCCGTTTCCTTGTAGCGCCTCCATACGAGCACGCATTTTCTCCATATTAATTCCCATAATAATTTTCTCCTTAGTTAAAGTCAGTGCGTTGATCTATCACACTGCTAGTTGTTGTATTAAAGTGCTGCTTTTTTCGCAGTAAGCTATAAGCTTATCATAATCGGTTGAATGTACCGAATAAGTAGTTTTTATTTTATCGTGTTCTATATTTGATTTTAAGTTTCCACGAATAACCTCCATAAGATTAGGGTCTTCTTCTAATTGTTTTTTTGGAACTCCATAATAGTAACTCTTTTCTCTTGGAATGTCAAGCTCAAAAAACATTTTTTCTTGATTATTTTCTGAATCCAGGAGACCAAAAGTAGACACACGAGCCGTATTAATGCGTTTTGTTTGAGTGGTCATTATAGGCTGTGTATTTTGAAAAACGTTCAGCATGTGATAGGTTGTCGTTATTAACTGATTTACAGAATCCCAAAACTTCATTATTGGTACAGGTCCCATTATATCACTCAATCTACAATTGTCAACCAAAAAAACTCGCTCAAGCAAATCTGATCGGGCGTATTCTTGAAACACATTGAAAAGTAAGTTGTTTTGTAGAAGTTTTTCACCAACAAGATCATCTTTTTGTGGCAGAATATACATTACTCGTATTTTGGTTTTCGTATGTATTTTTTGTAATATTTTAAGGGAAGCACCAGAAACAGCACCACAACTTGTGATAAACAAAGTTTCAGACATCACCCCCTCTAGAAAGTTGTTTATACCTTTCGGCAGTTTGCTTGATTCATAAAGCTCGGGACTGTCCTGATGCTTAAGACCAAATGTTGTTTTGGTCTTTTTCAATCCTACATCTATTTTTTTAATTTTATATTGTGGGTATTGCGATAATTGGTCTGCGATGTTACAACCTGCTTTACCCAAACCTATAACGGTTTGCATTTAGTCCTCTTGTTATTCTCTTCTTCTGGCTTTTTTTGCAGCTTTTCTCATTGCTTTCTTTTTCTGAGCAGCAGTCTGACCTTTTCTCTGAACATTGGGTCCAGCAACCTTTTTGACTTTAAAGTATCTTGTTGTTGCTGGCTCCAGTGCATCAGCTACCAGGGGAATACCACCGACAATTGCACCTGCTGTAGCCTTAAGCCAAGTGTCAAAACCAGAAGCTTGTGCTGCTGTTTTTACTGCATTGGCGGCGCCGCCTTTAACAAACTCTTGAAACTTTTCAACTAGTTTGCCCTTTGCATCATCTAGTGCTTTTCCTGCCAAACCTTTAATACCAGTTATAAAAGGCTTTGCATACTGATAAGCTTGATACAAAAGAACAGCAGCTGTGGTTGTTGCAAAAACTTTTTTGAATAAACCTTGAATATTATTTATAGGCGTAAATATTTTATCGCTAATGAATTTAGAAATAGTGTCGAGTTTTAACTTCTTAAGAACGTTAGTTATTTCTTTAAAGATTGGATTAATAACTTGTGTTTGTATCAAGGTGATAAACTTTTTTGCAGCTTCGCCTGTTGTATCTTTAATGGACTGACCGATGACCCTTGCTAGATTTTTAATTGGGGTTAACTGACCTGATACTTGTTTTCCAATAAATTTTTTAATAGAATCAAGCATACCCTCATATAACTCTTGTTGTTCAAGGATTTGCCTGTAATATTCATTACTATCTGATTCAAGTAAAACGGGGCTAACACCTAAAAACTCATGAATGTATTGAGGATTTTCTGCAAGCTTTTGCGCTTTAGAATAGTTACTCCAGTTTTCAAGTATTAGTTTCATATCGCTCATTATTTCAGCACCTTATCCAACTCAGCATTTAGCTGTTTAAGAAGTTGTGTCACTCTGCCGCCAGCTGCGAGATTAGTCTTCGCTGCAAACTTTTTTAATTTACTCTCAATTTGATTCAACAGGGCGCGCTCTTTATCATCAACACCAGATTGCGTTTTTGAAGCGGCTTTGATTTGCTGCTTCTTATACTCTGATGAAGTTAGCTTATTTCCTTGCTCTTTTAACTCTTCAATGATTAATTGTTTAAGATATTGTTTTGTTATTTTCATTAATAAGCCCTCTACTTTACATTAAGCGTTTTCATTTCGGACCAGTTTTTGCCTCCCTCGTGATTGACTTTAAACTTACCGAACCTAGTATTACTAAATAGTTTAGAAATTTTGTTTATGTCATATTGGTCTTCCTCTGCCAAATCAACAACTAAACTATCGTGGTTACAAAACTTAATAAAAGATTTCTTGCCATCAAGAAACTCCCAGACTTTATACATTTGTTCAAAAACTAAGTCTGCTGCTGTTGATTGAATAATATAACTAATCGCATGATCTTCATCGGCATCAATCTCGCGCCCGAACTGTGTATAAACTTTACCTAAAACCTTGTCAAAATACATATCTTTTAGAATTTTACGGTCATAAATCTTATCAACCTTATCATCGGTGCTATTTGGGTTATAAAGCCAAGAAAAAATCCTTTTCTTTGCATTTTCTCTACTCTTAGTTCTGGTAAAGACGTTTTTAAGATTCCAATCGTGTAGATCTTCTTGGGGCTGATCATGACCAAGCAAAGCAAGGGCGACTCGCAACTCGCAAGCATTAAAGTCCAACTCGTATAGCCAATCGTTAGTTGGAACAAGAACTTGACGATATTTCTTTGGAAGCGTCATGACTGGAAACGAATTTTGCTTTGTTGCCAAACGACCTGTAACCGTTTTAAACATATCATAGTCGATATAAGGTTTGCAAGTACTCAAAGTCTTGAACATATTGCGATCCTGAACTGTAATTCTTTCTATCTTAGTTGGATCAATGTTTACGTTGCGATTTTTGATGTCTGCAACAACTTTATTAATCTTCAACAATTGGTCATAATTTGTAGGTTTTGGATAATTGTTGAAGACGTCTTCACAAATTTTATTTTTTATCTCTGCGAAGTTTTGTAAATAATGACTTGGGATTAGATCATACAAGCAGTGATTATCAAGACTTAGACCTACTTCGTTTGCTGCTTTGAACGCTGCTTTGATTCTTGCTTGGACTGAGGACCACTCCCCTCTAATACCTTCTGGGCAAAGCTCGTCCAAGGATTTACCCCCGGTGTAAAGATTAGCATATTCGATCTCCTTATTTCGCAAGTAAGTAGCATAGGACCAAGTTTTTGTACAGTTGTCTGTGATTTGTTCTAGAAATGTTCCCTTTTTGTAAATTAGTGAACATTTATTTTTTTCATCAAATGTTTGAAAAAGCATTTAGTATCCGGAAGTTGAAGAACCACCAGAGCCGACTTCTTCCGTATCAGCAAAATAAGACGATGCTGCTGGAGCATAATCAAACTGTGCTGAACCTCCTGAAACTGTCGGAATTTCTGATGGTGGCATTTTATTTTGTAGAATATTATCAAAAGATTTTTTTCTTGTCAAGCTATTAAATCTATTTTGTCTGTTGCTGGCTAGAAAATCTGAAAAATACAACATAGCATCAAATGTGTCTGTTGGTTTTATTTTATAAATCAATTTATTGATAAGTCTATTATATTGTCCTTTATTTAATTTTATACCCTCTTCAAATAATCTTAGTTTAACATAAATATTTAAAAAAGTATAGTCTGAATAAATATTAGTAAACTGTGAATAACTTGGATCAAAGTAGCTGATCTCAGATGGTCTTAGAGTTATTTCTCTCTCAGTTTTAAAAGAAGAATCAGCGATACTTTCCTTAATACAATTTTTATATCTTATAATCTCTATTCTAGGTCTATATGAAATGAAAGATGCGTACGCAAAAAACATATATTTTTTAAAAGAAATATAACTAATATATTCAGCTTGATAGAAAAAAGAATTAAATAACTGCTTGGCAGATGATATTCCATATGGTATCATATAATTTTTCATTCTACTTGAATTAAGATTTGCAACAATCGCCCAAGGAACGTGTTTATTTATATAAAAACCAAAAGATGCTGCTATCCTAGCGTAATCGTTAAAAAAATCATTTGATAAATAATTTGTCCATTTTATAGCGTCATCAGCATAATCATCATCAGCAAGTTCAATTACGAGACCACTGCTTCTATAACTTGTAATTGGAGATTGAAGATAACCACAAAGAGTGTGAGGAAGTTCTGGATTTACTGTAGCGAATCCAACATACTCATTAGCATAATCTACAAAATTTTTAATGCTTGATTTGTCCTCTTCTGATAAATATGTGTTAATAAAGCCAGGATCTAAAGTGTTTTCAAAATAATCTTTATAATTTATTACTACGTCTTCATATCCTTTTTTGGGATTTTCGATATCAATAAAAGAGGTCATAGATGATCTTAGCTTGAATCGAGCATCCAAAGCGAAAGTTTTAAAATCGTTATAGGCGTCAGCTACAAAACTGAACACAGAAACATTGTCGTTTATAGACGAGAGGTAATCATTGTCTGGAAATACTAATCTTTGTTTTGTATCTATCTTACCCCAATATGGTTTTTCGTACCACGGGTCAAGCGGCTTCGGGGTGTTCTCTTGAATGTGATAAACTTCAGAACTTGACACATAATACTTTCTTTGTGTAAAAAGATAATCAGCGGGCAAGTCATTGTTGGCGTATGGTACTACTTCTATTTCTCTAGGCATAATATAATTAGATTAGTAGATTACTTATTATGAACTAATATCCCGTCTGCAAAATAATTTTTGTTATCCTCAACAGTAAAGTTATATGTTGGAACAATATCACTTTCAATTTCATTAATACCAACTAACTTCACTTGAGTTACTCCGTCACCTAATAAACAGTAGTCACCCAAAGCAACTTGTGTTGCCTCTGAAAGTTCGGTTGCGTGAGATGAATAGCGGTCAATTGTTAATTTTGGATTATAAGAACACCAACCTTTTCCAATAATATAATAAGGGTGGTCATACGTATGAATTGTTGAGGTTCCGTTTTCAAATGTAAACTCTACAAGATCATCATGTAATGGATTAAAAGTAGCTAAAACACGCTTAAGTTCAAGCTTCTTTAAATTAAAGTTGTAGCTCGTAACAATGTCACCGATTTCAATTTTTTCAATTGATTTTTGTTCTCCATTCGACATTAGAACTTTAGTTCCTGCAATAAAACAGTAACCTGTTTTTTCAACCGCAGCCCGAGCCTCCTCGCGTGCGGCGGCAAGTTTCGCTCCACGCATTGCGCCTCCGAATTTTCCGGATATTGCTGCTATTTGCTCAGTCTCTCCAAATTCTTTTTTACTCAGCTGATCGGCATATTTCTTTTTTTCTGCAGCTGCTAACTCTTCTCTTTCTTTTCTGGTGTCTTCAAACCCTCTTTCTTGTAACTGTTTTACTCTATCAGTATTGTATAGAATTGCCTTACAAGAAGTTGTAAAGGCTCCACCGGCAGTGTACTCATGAGTTACACCAGAGACTTGATAATCACCACTTAAAAACACATTTGCTCCACCAGCTGTTTTTTGATCAATTGTTGGAGCGGTTACTTTTATTTGCATACCTAGTTGAAAGAAAGGCGCCATGACAGTGTTCACATCAATTTCGAAAAACGAAGGTATTACGTCACCTCGACCTCCATTTATCTGTTCCATAACCATTTTTTGAATATCGTCATCTGTTATTTCATTGACATTAAACTTTCTAATTATACCCTTGTTAACCCCTCCAAACACAAATTCAGGTAATAACGTAGCACCTTTTACTGGCTTGTTTCCTTTGACTCTTTTTACATATATTAAAATGCCATTAAATACCTTACTTGGACTCACAGTCACATCAGTATTGATTTTATACGGCTGACCTGAGCCTGGGTTTTTTAAAAGCGAATAGGTCATTTTTTTTAGACTAAAATTTCCAACGTCAGCTTGATTATTCAAAACTTGATTTTTTCTCTTTCTTGTTAGAATTATTAAATTTAATAACTGCTCTACCAACTCAAATATTGTAAATGTGTTTTTTTGTTTTCCGTGAAGCTCTCTAGCTAAAATGTACTTTAAATGTTGAGTTGATATCGGAACATCATATAAGCTTTTTGTTTCCAATACCATACCTGCTCCAGCCAGAGATTTTTTTGCACGCCGAGTTGTTTTTTCAAAATTTTCTAATTCAATATCTGAGAACAATAGAAGACATTGGTTTAGGAGTCCAAGCCTGTTTGATGTTCCTAAAAGACCAAAAAAAGCTTTCTTTAAACTCCCGGCTTGACCAAGCTTTGAAAGAGACTGTCCTTGCACCGTATAAAGTCGAGCATAAGCTAATCTTATTATATCTCCAAAAAGAACGTAATCAATTTGCTTTTGATTTCCAAGGTCCACAAGAAGCTGAGTAGTTTCTTTGTCATATTGTGAGGTGTCTGCTGGTGGAGGATCTTTACTTTTGCCCTTACCCTTATCTCCATCTTTTGGCTTCTCCTTTACTGTGACCGTGCTTGGAGCTGCCGGCGGTGTTTTCCTAACAAAGCTAGGTCTTTGAGAGTCCTCTGTGGCGTTCAAATCTTTTTTTACATCATCAGTAAGTTGATTCTGGTTATAGTAGTCTTCGATTTGCTTTGAGCTTAAGTATATTGTTTTTAAAACACCGGCTTTCAATAAATCTTGATTTGCTTTCTCAGTGCCGGAGAAGGGAAATGTGTTTTCTATAGCTTCTGTTAGTTGATGGTGTCTTAGATTTGCGAGCTTATCAACAGCAGCTTGTTTTTTATCATTTATTGCTTTTTGTGCATCCTTGCCTTCTTTCGATTCATTAAACTGTTTCTCTAGATTTTGCTTGGATAAAGATTGCTGAAGATCTTGGGCTTCTTTTTTAAGCTTTTGATATGTCTCTGAAAGATTATTAAAGTCGACTAGTGTTTCATTTCCTAGTATAGCTCTAAATTCTCCGTTGTACAACTTTTTACCTTTTTCCAGAGACGATTGAACATTTTTGTCCGGATTATTTTCAACCTGTTCGAAAAAAAATTCAGAATCTTTTTTGAACTGTTTGTATTCCTCGCTACCTTTTATGCTCTTTTGTACGTTTTCAACGTACCTTTGTCTTGCTTCATCAAGAGCCGCTTGTTGGCTTCTTGCTGTTTCCAAATCATTTCTAGTCTGCTTTTCCTGGTCTACTAAATCCAAACCTAAAAAATCAAATAAAGAGTTAGATTTAAACAACGCCTCTTCACGAGACTGATAGGTCACTTCCACTGTAACCTTTAAATTTTCTTCAATGGTGATTGAGGTTTTAATTAAGTGAAGCATTATTTGAAACTTCATCTGAGGTGAGTTTAGTGAATATTTTTCGACTAATTCCGTATCATTGCTACCATATCCAATGGAAAGCCTGGTATAAAACTGCTCATCACCAACGCGACCTGAAGATCTAAAAATTTCTGCATAAGTCATAGGCATCCCAGGCGCATTGCTGGTGAATGTATTAATTGAGTCAAAAACAATTTGCGTAGTTACCACGTAAGACTTACCAAAAAACGGCAAATCAGAACCGTCCAGGTTTAAGCTTAATGATTTTAATCCAACTTCTTTCGTTCCATAAAAATAACTTTGTCCGGATAACCCTTGTATATTTGGGGGAGCCACAAATGGTATTTGAGTCTGTTCTTTTGTTAAAGAATTGACCATTAGAAGGCGAATTTCTGGGTACATTTTAGCGTATTCAAGCGGGGTCAAGTCTTTTATAAAGCTATTTATGTTTTGAGCTTCTGCTACTAAGTCAAGCCCAGTTAGTCTATTTACAGAATCAAAACCATCAGGAAGATAAGGTATTACTTCGGCAACCTGGGGCAAACCATTGTATTTTGCTCCAGGCGTAATATTAACTCCTGGTATGTTACCCATGTATGCATCCATTAAAAGCATTTGACCATCAAATGCATTGGGATCTATACCGCCAATAGTTGTTTCATTTTTTGTACTCATAAATTAGTATCCTAAAGCAGTTAGGACATATTCTAATGGAGTCGGTATCTCAATTACTTGCCCAAGCTCTGCATCCGTCTCAAGAGGTAAATTGTTATAGTACGCTATAATCCACCAATAAGTTGGATCACCATAATATCTACTTGCTAATTTAAAAAACCTATCACTGCTTCCCCAAGTATGATTGATAATTTCAATACCCTCAAGATCTCTCATCTTTAGTACTTTAAACTCCTTAAAGGAGAGGTGCGTTATAGAAGAGACGTCTCGTTTTTTTAAAATATCTTTATAGGGGTATTCAGATGTTGTAACTAAAATATTGTTTTTGTATCTAGATACTGGCATTAAATATTAACTCCTGTTAAGCTATCTTTGTCTTGTTTCTATTTGCATTAATAGTGGCATCCGGGTCCGTTGCAGCTAGTTTGCCCTTTCCTACTGTTGTATTGCCGGCACTATAAAAGCCGGGACCGGTCCATTGACTATCAGTCCACCCAGGTGTAATTCTATGTAAGACTGTTATCGTAAAGCTAATACCAACAGATGTCATACCCAAAATACTACTTTCTGTCCCGTTTTCTGTCAGCGGCACTGGTGGAGTAGGAGCGCCAGCGGGTCCCGCATGACCCGGAGTGACTTCTATATCCCCATTTATATACCCCTCCACTTGCTCATAAAGTGTATACTTTTTATTTTCTTTAGCAGTGTCAATCTTTGTAAAAGAAACTCTAAACAACGGAGGAGCAGAAAGGACTTGAAAACCATCAGGACCGCTGTATCTAGGATATTGAAACTTCAACAGTTTATCTACGTTTCTTGTCATCCTACCTGCATCATATTTCATGTTATTTTTACTCTTACAAAGAAAATTATAACTTATCGCCCTAGTGGTATTCGAATAAAATGGAATAGCGTCCATTTTACCATAAGCGGTTTCTGCGGACCAAGATGGGGTTACTTTCATCATCATGTCAATTTTATCAGCGAGAAACATTGCGCTAGTTGAGCTTTCAACAAAAATATCAGTTTTGTCGTCAAAGAAACTCTCAGTAGAGTTATTGCTAGGCAAGTGCAGGGCTTGGATAGAAATTACATTCATTAGACTGAAACCTCCAGTCCTCTTTGCACAGTGTCCATAGATACTTTTCTGGCGACTCTGGCTATCTCACGCTCATCCATCTTTACGACTAAGTTTAAATTTAAAGTTTGAGATTGGTTTCCACCCACGGTTGCTCCAACCACATTGTTAACTGTTTGTGTTGCAGCGGGATTCCCTCCTGTGACGATATTGTTAAAGGTTTCCAGCGTTGTCATCATGGCTTCTGTCTGTTCGGCGGGTATAACTTGAGAACCACCAGGGACATTCATAAGCTCTGGTCCTGCTTCACCCACGAGTGCCATACCACCTGGGGCATTATCTGTACCCTCTTGGAAGGCATCGATACTAGACTGCACCTCGGCACCGTAAGATCTTATTATTCTCAATGGAGAAAATGCTCGCACTGCGTCTCCATCAAAACCCGGTATTAAATCCGCGAGCAATGCAATACCTTCAACGATGACAGTGAAAGGCATCGATATAGCCATGGCGAATCCCTCGGCTAAATACGCCAGACCTTTTAGGATGTATTTAAATGCGGATTTCAATATATCTCCAACGGTGGTTGCCAATTCTGCAATAAAATCGAAAGTTTCACTGAAGGCATCCATAATCTCTGGGAAGAACTCTATAATGGCATATATCGCTGCGCCTATCAGCGCAATTGCCGCAACGACGGCTAATATTGGTGCCGCTGCAGCGAACGCACCAGCTGCCATCGCGAAAAAACCTGTAGCTGCAGCGCCTGTAGCTGGCGCCGAGGCTGCAGCTGCGGTGGCGGCTGCGGTGGTAGCGGTAGCGTTTGCTCCTGCAGCTGTCGCACCAGCAGTCAATGCTGCTGTTTTTACACCTTCTGCTGTTGTAACCGCCCCTTCTGCGACAACCAACTCTGCATCAGCTATGGCTGCAGCTTGGGTTGCCAAGGCTTTCTTTGTCATTAGTGCTGATACTAGTGTAAATATGGGAGCTAAAGTTTGCATCACCATTGCAACTGCACCGACTGTACCCAAGAATCCGCTAAATGTTTCTTGAAGCGTCACAATAAAAGCTTGTAGGTCGCCCATTGCTTTTGCTAAATTCTCATTTTGCGTTGCCTGCTGCTCTGCTGCAATTGTCCTTCTTTGTTCAAGCGTTAAGTTTTCTTTACCTTCCTTAGCTAATTCTTCTAAGGATTTTTTGTTTCCCTCAACAGCGGCAGTGGCATCTTCTATACTTTGTAGGTTTTTGTCGTTGAACAATCTTTCTGCAACAGCCACAGAAACACCCAAAGTGCTAGCCAAGGCTTCTTTACCACGACGACCAAGCTGATCAAAAGACTTGCCGCTTTGATCCAGACTTTTTCTTAAGATTTCAATTCTCTCTTCTTCGGTTGCATTTAACATTTGCATAGAG